ACACAGGAAGACAANGATGCTCTTGGTATTACATGGGAAGCAGACCCTGTTAGGCATGATGACAGATACTACTGGAATGGTGAACTAGATAATCCTAAAGCATTAGAAGATGTAGATGCGGTAGATGAAGATGGCAACCCACTATGGGTACAAGAGTATGATGCGGTAACAGAGTCAATGGTAGATACAACAGAAAGATTAGTTACTCATGGTCTAAAGCACACAATGATAAACCAAGTTAAGCATACAGCAGGTACGATGCTAGCACAGACAGACTGGTATGTAACTCGCAAAGCAGAAAGAGAGGTAGCAATACCAGAAGATGTAGTAGCAAAACGTGCTCACGTAGTAGCAGAATCAGAAAGACTAGAGGTAGCCATAACAGCTTGTGCAGACGTAGAAGCTCTTATAGAAGTGATGAACAACCAGAACTGGGGTGAATAATGAGCATAACACTAAACGGAATCGGCTTCGTAGAAAACAGCACCACATTAGACCAAGACTATACATTGGTAGATGATAGAAATGCTATGACTGCTGGTCCTGTTACAGTAGCCGATGGTATTACTATCACAATAGGTGATGGATCAACATGGAGCGTTGTGTAATGGTCACTACAGTAAACGGTACGCAAGGGGTAGATAATATACAAGACAATGTTATTACTACATCTAATCTACAAAACGGAGCAGTGCATGACGTAGACATTGATTCATTAAGCTCTTCTAAATTAGTTGGTGCATTGCCTGCAATCAGTGGAGCTAATCTAACTGATTTACCTGGAGGAGGAAAGATACTACAGGTAGTTAATAAATTAATATCAACACAAGGCTCACAAACAATAGGGACAACAGATACGCAAATTGGTACGGGTACAGACTTTGATATATCTATTACCCCTCAAGGTGCTGGAAGTAAGTTTGTTGTCAGTGCTAAATGGTTTGGAGAAGGAGCTAATACATGGGATATAGTTTTTAATATACAAAGAGATGGCGTTAGAATAAATACTGATGGGGCTACTGCTAGTAATAGACTTGGATTATCAATGGCAACACAAACATACGGTTCGGCGGCTAATAGTTCCTCAACACCTGAAATAATGTATGTTCAGACTGTAGATAGCACAGGAAGCACTAGTGGTACAGCTATTACCTATACTTTAGTTGCGGCTTCTAATGCTAATAGAACCCTGTGGACTAATAGGTGTTTTGCTACTACACACGAAACTGGAATATCAGAACTTATGATTATGGAGGTAGCACAATGATAGCACAGGCAATTACTAATCTACATGGTGGCTATTCTGATCGTGATGGACAAGATTTAATTGTTGAAGATAGAGTAGAACGCTTACCAACAGCAGACGAACAAGTGTTAATAGATGCAGAAGTCGCAAGACTAGAAGCAGAAGCAACGGCTAATGCTTATAAATATGAAAGACAAGCAGCCTACGCTCCACTAGAAGAACAACTAGATATGCAATACCACGACACAATGAATGGTACAGAGACATGGCTAGACCATATCAGATCAGTAAAAGATAAATATCCAAAGGATGCAGTATGAGTACAGTAAAAAGTAAAAAGCTACAGGTAGGTACAGATGCTACAGCTACTAACAACTTTACTATCTACCAACCAGCAACACCTGATGGAACATTAAGGATTGGTGTAGGTAATGCTGATAGTCCTACAGAGGTAGCACAGTTTAATTCTACTGGCATTGTTGGTGATGGCTCTCAATTAACAGGACTACCTGCAGGCTACACAGATTCAGATGCCCTTACTTTATTTAACGCTAGTGGTTCAGCTCCAGTATATGCTTGTCGTGCATGGGTAAACTTTAATGGTACAGGTACGGTGGCTATTCGTGGTAGTGGTAATGTATCTAGTATTACAGATAACGGTACGGGTGATTATACAGCCAACTTTACTACTGCTATGCCTGATGCTAATTATGCAGTAGTTGCTGCAACATCAAGAGAAACCGCCAATTTTACAGCGTCAGTATCTCCAAATGTTTATACTACATCTTCAATACGATTTTTTGTTAGGAATGTATCTAATGCTGTTATTGATGTTTTAAATTGCAACATTGGAATTTTTAGATAAGGATAAATTATGAGAATAGTATATAAAACAGAAGAAGGTGGAGTAGCAGTAATCATACCAACAGACACTATTGAAGCCTGTATGAAAGACATACCAACAGGTGCAGAGTATCACATTGTAGAAGATTCAGAAGTACCATCAGATAGAACATTTAGGGATGCGTGGATATGGGAATAACAGTAAACATAGACAAAGCTAAAGACATCACAAAGGATAGGCTACGTGCAGAACGTGAGCCATTGCTTGAAGCACAAGATGTATTGTTCCAACGAGCATTAGAATCAGGTGAAGACACATCAGCTATTGTAGGAGAGAAACAAAGACTTCGTGATATTACTAATCAAGTAGACAGTATGACTACGGTAGATGAATTGAAAGGAGCAAGTATTTAATGACAATTAGCATAAAGAGTCCTACCAGTACCACTGGATCAATACAAAAGAACGGTAGTGATGTCATTACCATAGATGCCAGTGATAATGTAACGGTAGCTAATGGCTTAACTGTATCTGGCAATATTTCAACATCTGGAACAATTCCAGCAGAACAATTAACTGGTGACTTACCTGCAATCAGTGGAGCTAATTTAACTGATTTAGCCAGCAGGTGAATTAACTGGAGTTTTACCTGCAATCAGTGGAGCTAATCTAACTGACTTACCTGGTGGTGGTGCATGGTCAGTTTTATCAAGAACAAATCTATCTTCTACTGCTTCTGTTATTGTAGATTTTAGTTCCTATACATCGTATGATGCTTTTAAAATAATCGTAAGTGGTGTTCAACCAAGTGCTAGTAACACATATCTTCAAATGCTTTTTGGTCAAAATGGAGCAAGTTTTGATACAAGTAGGTCAACTTCTAACTTTAGGATGTCTTCCACAGGAGGTTATACAGGCTCAGCTAGCAACGCTCAATACTTAACATATCTTGTAGCAGGTGGTGCAACTGGAGATGTTACAGGTGAAATAATTCTTAGTGGAGACTTTTCTAATACAACCGCTCTTGCTCAAGGTACGTCTTCTATGGCGTTTCAACCAACTGCTAATGTTACTCAGTATAAGTTTTGTACACATCGCACTGAGGTAGCAACTGAAAATTCTATACAATTAAAAATGTCAGGTGGTACTTTAGTAGCAGGCAAAATTACAGTATTAGGGTTAAATCAATCATAAGGGTGGGATATGGCACAACATAAAATAGTTAATGGTCAGCGTATAGAATTATCTGCAGAAGAAATTGCAGAAATTCAAGCAAGTGACCTAGCATGGGAAGCAGGTGCAGAAACACGTGCATGGGAACAATTACGCGAACAAAGGAATCAGTTGCTAGAAGCTTCAGACTGGACTCAAATACCAGACTGCACTGTAGACAAAGCAGCATGGGCAACATACAGACAATCCTTACGGGATATTACAGATCAAGAAGATGCCCCTTATAACGTAACACTTCCAACTAAACCAAAGGAAGGTGAATAATGGCACTTACAATAAACGGCAACGGAACTCTCAGTGGTGAAAATGTAACGTCAGCATTACAACTTAATGCTACAGGACAATTAAATGCTACTGCTAACCTCGTAGTGAATGGTCAAGGCTACTCACCTACACTAACACTTACCGATGGTGCTACTATTAACTGGGACACAGACTCAGGACAAGTTGCTACCGTAACGCTTGGTGGTAATAGAACAGTCGCTACACCTACTAACCTAGAGAGCGGATCATTCTACGCACTAGAGATAGTACAAGGTACTGGAGGTCAAACATTATCATGGAACGCAGTGTTTAAATTTACTGGTGCAGTTGCACCTACACTATCTACCGCAGCAAGTGCTAAGGATTACATCACATTTAGAAGTGACGGCACTAACTTATATGAACAAGGTCGTAGCATAGGAGTTGCATAAATGTTTGTAGGCATGGGAGCTAATGGTGCAAGTGGTGGTTATAACCTAGAGAACAGCTTACGCTTTCGTTCGGCTGCTTCTGCTTATTTAAGTAGGACTCCTGCTAGTACAACTAATAGAAAAACATTTACATGGAGTAGTTGGGTAAAGCGAGGAAAATTAGGTGCAAGACAACATTTATTTGTTTCAGCTAACCCTGTAGTTAATACGTCAGGGCAACAAGAATTTCAACTTTGTTTTG